CTCACTTCGTAGCGCATGGCAGCGGCAGTATTACTAACAGGCATTAGAACTAATGGTGTTGAACTAATTGTATATTGTTGACTACTAGAAATTTGTAGGTTTCCAAGATTCAAACCAGTTCTGATGAGATTACTATTTTTATAATAGTCGCCCAAGGAAACATTATAGTTGTTCCCTGTTGAATAAAAGAACCCGCCTACTGAACCAAAATAATTTCCAATGCTGTTAAAGTTTACAGAATCGTTTAGATCTATAGCCACATTTGCTAAATCATCAAAGCCGCTGTTTAACACTCTAACAGAAGTCACACCTGTGCCCATTATACCAATACCATTACCGGCATTTATAAATTGACAGGTATCAAAAGTTATTTTCTCAGTGGTCGAGAATGTAGTTCTTATCGACACACAGTTACTATAAAAGCCAGCAGCGGCATTGGTCCTAAATTCGCAGTTTTGAATTCTAACATTACTAGCACTATCAATTTGAAAAATAGGAAAGGACGGACTGGTATTTGAATTTTGAAACTGTATGCCTGTAATTTCTATATTTTGAGGTAGTACAGCCGAACTTGATCCGATACTTGGACCAGTTTGAAACAGGCTATCACAGGTATTGGCTACAGATTTGTTGCCTTGACTTTGTTTAATAATAACACTATTCATTCCATCGCCCACCAATCGAGCGTAAGGAGGAACTAAAATAGGATTTGAAATCAAATAAGTTCCGCCAGGAAAGAAAATTGTGCGTCTGGCTCTTGCCTCTGTTGGGCTTACCGTAGATTTGTAAATTTGTTGTATTGCTCGGTTAATTGCAGAAGTGTCATCGGTAGTGTTATCACCAATCGCACCAAAATCTCGTATGTTAACTATGTCATCTAATTTTCGTTGATAAGGCCGTACCACTGGTGCCAAAGCACTCGGACCTGTTACTGAATCATACGTGGCAGCATTGCCCACGAATGTATAGTTAGTAAAAGCTATGTTTGACTGAATTTCAGCAACATCATATTGTGTTAGAATTCTAGTTAAACCAACTGTGGGTGCACCTTCTTCTAAAGTTCCGTTACCAATGTAAAGTCTTCTTGTGTCTAAACTCCAGCCTAATTCAGCCGAAGCAAGTTGTGGCAAATCTTGCTCTAGTCCACGTCGATGTTGAATTCTGCTTATCTGCGTAACGGCCATGCTAAATCCTCAATTATTGTGTATTTAGCTTGTTTGATAATACAGCTCTACTCTACGCATCCATTGATCGCTCCAGTACTGGAAATCTTTGGGCTCTAGCACAAATTCTTGATATCGAGGAGTTGCTTGATCACTTTCGGGACGGGCACACATAAGAATGACTCCGCTATTGATCTGGGTTCCGTGGGTGTCGTTGTGAGCCGCCGCATATGCTGCCAGCTGTAAAAAGTAATCGTCGATCCATTCTCTTTTTTTAGGCTTATTTGTTTGTTTAAAATCCAAGATTGCAGGCTGTCCCTTCCACAACCCAATACAGTCAGTAGTACCAGCATAAAGTCCAGAATAGTATAAAGGAACCTCGCAACCCCAATATTCATCAACATTTCCTAATCCTTCTAGTATAACTTGCGCTGCCATAAACCACGAAGGTTGTGCAAATGGGTTGGTGGGGAAATCACCTATATCGTCATTTTTAACATAACGCTCAAGATAAGTGTGCATCCTGGTTCCGCGAGTAGCTGCTTCAGTTGTTATCTGTTGTGCCCGTTCATGACCCACACGATCTTTCCATTCTCGTAGTTTTTGTTTTGCTTCTTCGGGTTTAGTTCGATCTAAGATTGTTGTTACACTAGGAACTTTGGATCCATCAGGCAGACAGTAATGCCGCTTGCCTTCTACCGTTGTGCAATCAAGCGGCGCATAATTATATTTTGGAATTATCATTTAGACTCGGAAGCTTTCGCCGCAGCCGCAGCGGTCCTTTTCATTTGGATTAATAAATTCAAAACCTTCGTTTAGACCGTGGCGTCGATAATCCATAGTCAAACCGTTTACATATGGATGATCTTTACCATTCACCCATACTGCAACACCATTGCTATCGTACCGCATCCAATCTCTAGTAACAGGCGGAGTATCAACATATTCAAGTTTGTAAGCAAGTCCAGAACAACCTGTGGTGCGCACACCAATCATGATGCCTAGTCCTTGGCCGCGCTTGGTAATATGTTGCTGCACTTTTTTAGCTGCTAGTTCAGTTAGCTCTATCATGTTTAGCTCTATAATCCGCTAACGCAGCTTTAATCGCATCTTCTGCCAAGATGGAACAGTGGATTTTAACTGGTGGCAGCGCGAGTTCTTCCGCAATCTCCGAGTTCTTAATAGAATCTGCCTCATCAAGGCTCTTTCCCTTAAGCCAAGTTGTGACCAAGGACGACGACGCAATAGCAGATCCACAACCATAAGTCTTAAATTTAGCATCAGTAATTACTCCGTCATCGACTTGAATTTGCAATTGTAAAACATCCCCGCATGCCGGTGCTCCAACTAAGCCGGTGCCCACTCTCGAATCGGATTTGTCTAGTTTACCTACATTTCTTGGATTTTCGTAATGATCCAAGACTTGACCAGAATAAGCCATTGTTCTTTCTCCTTGGAATTATTATAATTTATTTACGATCGTTTTGCAAGTGCTGACTTAGCCATTGAATCAATGGTGCGTTCAGGAGCAGTTTTAGGAATTTCCTGTCCAATTTCAACCGGCATGTCTGTGTCGTCTTGTAATGGCTGAAGGTAAACATACTTGACACCACTCGAATCATCTTTGATATCTTTAATCAAATTTTTGATGTCTGGATTGCCTTTATATGCATCCAATAGATTCTCAAGATTAAATTGAGTTTCGCCGGTGCCTTGAACTAAATTGATTAAGCTATCAACTCTAATTCTTGGTTGGATGTGTGTATCGTGCGCTCTATTGCGTAGAAACTCAAGCGTGGTTAGCAAATTTGCATCACCACGCCCGTCGGCCTCGTCCTCGAGAACTTCGTCGACTATTTCTTCAAAGCCCTCAGCAATTACTTCTTGAATACGCATTAACGCTTCTCTCTACCTACCACATTAGGACCAGCAGCAGCATCGGTAGCAGCAAAACTGTCTGTGTCCATGTCACTGGTCATGTCAGGTGCAGGCATTTGTCCTGGCATACCACCAGGTGCCATTCCGGGCGCTGCGCCCATGCCCATTGGAGCAGCAACTTGCTCACCGGCTAAGGCTCTAGCTGCATTATCGGCTGTGCCTCTGGCTGTGCTCAATTGAGCAGACATTTCAGCCAATAATGGCTCAACACTGGCTTTGAATGCATCTGCTTGTTCCATGCCAATTTGATCACGGATTGTGTCTAATAGTGCAGGCATTTGTTCGTTCTGCATTTTGCTAACTTCTTCTAACATGTCCTGGATACTATCAACCATGTCTTTGGCAGCTAGGATAGCCTGGCTCTTGCCCATTTCGCTTTCCATAATAAGCTGTTGCTTGTTTTCAACCATCCAGCGATGTAAGCCTTCGCGTACCATTAGCAGTTCCATGTATTTTGGATTTTTTTCTGCTGCATGTACACCGTGGCTGTGTTTGATCTTGTTAAGATTTTCAGTTAAACCTTGAGCTAGCACATAAGCTTTAGGAAAGTTTAGATTGTCATAATCAATCTTGACGCCAAAGCGGCTTTCCATAACTTTGTTGATTTTTTTAGCGGAAGGCTTAACGCCCATTTCAGTTAATCTCATAGTGGTGTGTTCCCAAATTTTAAGTATTTAGCCGAAATTAAAGTTTTTTTCAAAATACTATAAACTGCTCGGCGTTGCATTTTAGCATCATTATATCTATTTAATGCCGTTTCATGCTTGAAGTCATTTTTAGCATTTTTTATAGTGTGTTTATAAAATTCCATATCTTTATCTAATCTACCCAACTGTCTATCTAATTCTAGTAATTCCGCAGCAGCTGAGTAGCTTTTCATTACTTGTAAACAATAGAGTATTGCATTACTTTTAGAAATAAATTCATGTATTAACTTACCGTCTTGTTGCTCCACACGCCAACAGGTGCTATTTTTTCCTTGTATTCTGTAAGGGCCCACTAAAAACCCGTAGCTACCAACAGGTATAACTACGGGTTCATTTACATAATTTTTTAGTTGTTTATCTGTCCATTCTTTTATGTATTGTGTGCTCGCTGTTGCAAATAATTCTTGTGCCCGACTAAACTCCAATTTTCTGTTTGTAGTAGACTTTGCCATCTTCGTTTTTTCTAAATAGTACATCTTTGTTTACCAGTTGATTTGCCACCACAAGCTGTCTTGGGTCCAAATCTT